CTCCTTTAGTTGCTAATACATTACTACCTATTGATGCATTACCAATTGCTGCTGTAGTTGTGGCTGTGATTGCCCCAGTGACCGCGAGGCCGGTGGAGGTGATGGTTGCCGTTGCCGCTGCACCATCTACAGAAAACTGAAACCCGCCACTTAGCGAGTTAGCCTTAAAAAGAAGTGCGTCCGCTGCACCTGTAATGTCGGTGTAAGCTGAACTAGTAGCCCAAATGTCTGCCGATCCTGCATTGGTCGTATAGCGTGAGCCAACCGCCGATGACGTTCCAGAAGTGGTATTTGACGCTGTAAACAATAGATTAGTAGCATTACTGTTAGTGCTTGTGCTTACCGCACCCGTGGCCGACAAAGTCCCAGTGATTGCGACATTTGATGCAAAAGTTGAAGCATTGAGGTGGTCAATTGTAAGAGCTGGACTCCATGTATTATTCTGAATTGTTCCCAGCGCAACATACCCGCCTTGGTTCGTTACTGAATATCCGCGAACACCGCCTCCGTATCCATTACCGACAACATTATCATAACCAAAAAACTGTGGCCCTGTTGCGTGAAGTCCTTTGTATGAATAGGAAGTTCCTGTAGCACCATTTGCTAGCATTGTGCTGCTTGCATTTACCGTCGTAAACGCCCCCGTGGACGGCGTGGTGGCTCCGATTGCCGTGGAGTTTAGGCCAGTGGAGGTGAAGGTTCCAGTAACTGTTCCATTAGGAGCAAACTGAATGGGTTCAGTTGCGGCAGACGTTGTAAGTTTTAAGTAATTAGCTGGGACATAAAGTAAAGCCGCTTGACCCGTTGCACCACCCGCTCCGACATTCCAAATAGCTCTGGCATATCCTGTAGCTGAAAGATTTGTAATAGTTGGCCCATAGTAAGCAGCAGCAGAAGTTGCCGACATATCCAATGTGCTATTAAATGTCGAAGCCCCACTTGCGCTAATCGTCGTTGCCGCAATCGTGCTAGGCGTGGTGGCTCCCAGCGTGCCGTTCAGCGCACCTCCTGTAATAGTGGGGCTAGTGAGCGTTTTATTCGTCAGGGTGTCTGTCGTGGCGCGGCCAACTAGCGTATCTGTCGCATCTGGCAGCGTAAGCGTCCTATCCACGGTCTGACTGCTGGACAGCATCGTGCGCGTGTTTGTCGTGCCACCGCTAGCGTTGAACATGATGCGCTTTGTGGCATCTGTGCTGTCCTGCACGTTGACGTAGCCGCTTGCGCCTTTGCCTGCCAAATGCAGCCCAACCGAAGCATCGCCGCCTGTGGCTGAGATGTGAACAGCGTTGCCTGTTGCGGCGTTCTCAATCGTAACCTCATTCACCGCGCTCGCAATCGATGCCAGCTTCAAAGTCTCGTTACCGCTTGCGTCGTTGATTTGGGCAATCACTGGGGTGGTGATTGTGGGGCTAGTGCCAAATACTAAAGAGCCGCTGCCTGTTTCATTTGTGACTGCCGCCGCTAAATTTGCAGAAGTAGGTGTTCCTAAAAATGTAGCCACACCTGTTCCTAAGCTACTAATTCCAGTCCCACCAGATGTTGCTGGCAATGGAGTAGTGGCAGAAAGTGTTGTAAAAGCACCAGTAGAAGGATTGCTTAGACCAATAGCCGTATTTGTAATACCCACCGCGCTATAGTCTGTACTCACTCCCACCACTGCACCTGTACGGCCAAACACAGTGTTCACTGAATCTGTATTGTCTACTTTTTGCCAAGTAGAGCCATTGCTAATGATCCAATCGTTTACATCAAAGCTAATGCCAAACTGTGTTCCAGCAGTACTTACTACATAGTAATTACCCTGAGTATCACCACCAGGAGGATCGCTTAACGAAGGATTATTCGTTGTAGCATTCCATGTACCTTTATATGATAAAGCCCCAGTGACACCAGTAGATGCTGGTGTATCAAGAAGTAGAGTTTTAAAGACATCCATTTTTAGAGGTAGTTGAGTTCCTGCATTTCAAAAACGCAATCAGTGCCAGCCTCGCGGATAGCTTTGGCATTTAATGCCATACGTTTTGTCCAGTAGGCTGAACTATTTGCAGGAAATCTAAACCCCTTTGTGGCAGTCGGACTTGTCGTAGCATCAAAAGTAACACGCGCATCACCACCTGTGCATTGCACAAGCAGATGGGTTGTGTCAGTAGACATAGTCCAATCTACAACATTTTCAGCCGAAGAACTAATCGTATTCTGATGGTGCACCGTACCATATTGAGCAATGGCTTGAGACGGTGTATTTACTATGCGTGCGTTTGCCATTTGATTAGACGGTAAATGGGGTTGCTTGGATCGATGCGTCTGTAGAAGCAGAACGGATAAACTTAGCTAGACGAGCAGTGTTCTTGTGCCACAGAAAAGGAGGAGTAGCTTTCTTAAACAAATGACCATTTGTAGATGTCGGCGCACTACCATCAAAAGTCACCATAACATCATCACCCTGGACATCGATCAATACATACTTGGTCTTAGATTCAGTCCATGCAGCAGTGAGGCTGACAGCAGCCGTGCTGACAGCCAGACGTTCATCGGCTTCGCCTGTAGGACTTGGATATAAGTTAACAATGAGTGAGTTATTCATGCTTATCGGAACTGACGTGATGTATATGTTGAGATGCGACGAAACGCATTATTGATATTACGCTGATTAGCTGGTTTATCCAACTCTACCACAAGGTATTCATTAGCGAGATTCTCTTCTGCCATAGCTTTCTCGGTCTGGCCATCCATTCTCAGGAAGTCAGCATAGGTAGCATGGGCCGCAAAATAGAAGAATTCATCTGGGATCGTAGTGGCAGTGGCCTCATATGGGCCATCCCATTCTTCCTTAAAGCACATCCAATATCCAAGGTTGGTTCCATGTGGATTGATAGGATGGCAGCCAGCAAAATCTTCGTAATACTCAATCTCACGATAGCCATGACTTGTGAACGGATCAGCCGTAAAGATGCGATTGATGTCACTAATTACTGGAATAGCAACTGGGCTAACAACACCAGTCCCTGTATATACCTCAAAATTGGTATCGGTAGTGGTGAGGTTATATGTGAATGTATCGTTAGTATTATTGGTCGATGTAATCCCAGCCACTTGATAGCTGCCGTTAGGACTTACGCTACCAGTAAGACCACTAATCGTGACGTACATTCCTTCACAGAAATCTACAGATGCACTGGTTACAATCGTTACAATTGCACTGCTGCGAGTAGCAGAAGAAACAGACCGAATGCCAGCCGTCTCATCATATGTCCTAGGAATAACACCGCTGCTATTTATTGGACGAGCCTGAGAAGCCACGAAGTATCGTGCCCATACAGGGCAAGCCTGATACGCCTGCCAAAGACGACGATTCGCCATTGCCAGTATCTTCGTTTGTTCTGATGTCGTAAAGGCATCTACGCCAGCTAGAGCTTGAATGAGCGCAAACAGATCGCTGTAGTTCTTGTTTTGCATCAGGCTTTATTTGGAGAAAGGTCTGGCATTGCTTTGTTAAAGTATTTCATAAATTCGCGGCTATGAACTGTCTCATAACCATACTTAGCAACGAGACGATGGAACTCACGCTGAGGAATCACAGCAACGCACTTCCCTAGTCCGGGAATGGTTTTATGATTCTTCATCAACGCGGATTGAGCACGCGCAAGATTCTCGCGCTCAAACTGCGTTTTGCCTTCATCGGCAAAGTGCTCAAGAATCAGCTTCTTGCGCTCTGCGTTAAGTTCGTCCTCACTGAACTTCTGCTCTGACTGGGTGATATTCATGCAAAAATAAAAAGGCCACCCCCAACAGGAGGTGGCCCAATTCTATCACAGCTATGTGATTAGGCAAACTGACCAAGGTTCAGAATGCGCATACCGATAACCCACTTACCAGCCGTAAGGCTAGCAAGAGCAGCGTCCGTCACTTTCAGATACACCGTTGTATCAGCAGCGACAGGCTTAATCGGGAGCGCACCACCCTTAATCGTAGTTGTGCCAGCACTTTGCACAAACAATGTGCCTGTGTTAAACACAGGAACTGTCATGCCGTCAGCATCCAAACCAGAGATGAACTCTGTAGGAGTGCCAGACGTTGTGCCAACATCGAGAACTACACTGGAGCTACCAGCAGCAGCAGTCGCTTTGTGGATGCCCACAAATTCAACCGCGCTACCAGCGGGAAGAACAGCAATGGCTTTTGAATTGCCAGTGCCGATTGCCTGTAGATCAAGAAAATCTACAGACACGATGTGAGACATACCAGAAGCAGCCTCGTTGATTGTTAGTTTTGCCATAGTAGTAGTTCCTTAGTTGATATTACGACAGAACGGTGATCTTGCCGTGAGCACCAGGGTGCTTCATCAGCATCGTCAACGCGCAGTCAACATAGCCGCGTTCGCCACCGCCCAAGTTAGGCAGACGTGTCGAACCAAGCGAGATGAGTTCAGCAACCCCATAATACTCAGGATTGATGAGGTAGCCAGTGTCCTTATTGGTCGTATCAGGAGCGCAATCAGGATTCATGTTGATGATCGAGACAAGGCCATGATCGCTCTCATACATTTCGACAGAGAGTTTGATGCTGGCTTCGCCGCCACCATAGTTCACCTTACGAACCGAGTAGTCAGAGCTACCAGATGTACGAGCGAAATCGCTGATAACACGGCGCAGGGCTGTGTCAGCAACGAGTGTCAAACCATTGCTCATGCCAGTAACACGGAAGATGCTGGTGATGAGGTTGTTGAACACTGTCTCGTTGAACGTGCCGCTAGACCAGATGGAACCAGCAGGAGTGCGGTAGGCCGCAGGAACATCGGACGGGCCGCTGGAGCTAATCCAGTTGCCAAGGCCACGAAGACCATAGGGTGTACCAGCACCGTCTTCAACGCTACGATCATTGGCCGAGCAGAGGGTCGCTTCGATGTCGCGCTTGATTTCGCGGACAGCTTTCGCCTCAGCCTGAGCAACTTTCGCTGGCCCAACCGAATCAACAGCCTGTTGAAGGTCAGAAACCATGAAGTCACGACGGAATTTTTGGATGTAGTTACCCAGACGAGCGCGATTAGCAAACTTGTCTGTGAAGCTTGTGACGTCTGTACCTTCTGTAACGCCAGTGGTCACAGGAGCGGAGAGACTGTCAACCGTCCATTCTACGAATGTAGCGGACGCTTTGGATTTAGCAGCACCAGAAAGGACAGGAGTCTCTTCTGGAGCGAGGATTGTCAAGACATCGGTCAAGTCTTCGCGGTTAGAAACAGCGGAGCCAGGATTCGTTGTGTCGAATGTATTTGAAAAGGCCATATTAGTATCAGTTTACTTACGTTTTGAGAGTTGTGCAGTACGGAGGGCTACGAAATCACTAATGCTGCCTGAGTCTAGGAGTCGTTTAACACCTTCTTTCACGTTCCGTTCGCCCTCTTTCATTGGCCTGCCAGAAACAGCAGAACTAGAATCAGGACTACCGGGAGCCGATACCTTCAGAGCTGGTTTGGAATCCAACGAAATAGCCTTACGGCCATAGATTGAATTAGCAGCGTGAGCCAGCAAGTATGGTAGCTGGGGAGCAACATCTGGCATGGACTTCTCAAGGTCTTTGAGACGTGGATCAGCCATCATTGCTTGATACTGCCGCTTTAAATCATTGTCATCCTGAGACGACAACCAATCCAATTCCTTGGACGCCTGCCCTTCAAAGGCAGACTTTAAAGCTTTTCTCTGTGCATTGGAATCAATTTCCTTTTTCTGCGCAGGTAGGAATTTATCACGCGCCTTACGCGCACGACGAAGATAATCCTTAATCTCTGATTTGGTTAAGTCCTTGCCGTCAATTTGCGTGACGACATCTTCATAACCGAGATGCTCGGACTTGTCGAGAGTGTCCTCTGCCCATTCGATCACCTGATTGGTTTCCTCAAATTTTTTGCTGAGGTCTTCCATCGTGGCAATCGAGGCATACGGATTATTCTCGATCTTCGGCTCTAGCGGGTTCTTCTCGTTTTGTTGTTGTTGTAGGCGAGCCTCGTATTGTGCCACTCGTTCTTCTGCCATTTTTCGTTTAGCAGTGAGTTCAGCAATACGCTTCAACAAACCAGATTTCCCCTTTTGAGCTAATTCTGCAATATCCTCATCGGTAAGTTCCGAAAGGTCGACTTGTGAAAGAACGTCTTTGCCTTCTGTCTCAGACGTGGGAACTTGCTCGCCATCCTCCTTAGATTGTGGCGGCTGTTCTTCTGCGTCCTTAACTTCTGGCGCGACTTCTGGAGCGGGCTTCGGCTCAGGTTCCTCTTCTCGCTGTACTACAGGAGAAATAGGACGAGCTTTCAGCTCACCCAAACGACGAACGGCATACTGACTCGTCGTTATATTAGACTTTTCTACCGTATCCTGTTTAGCCTCCGATACGTTTGAGGTAGTGACTTCTGACATATTGTGTTTTCACCGTCTTTACGCCACGGCGATTGCGTATTGACATCATAACAAAGTTTTTCATTGCTATATATAGGCATGGCAATGCCTTTGTAGCTCAATGGTAGAGCACCTGTTTTGTAAACAGGCGGTTGCAGGTTCGACTCCTGCCAAAGGCTCCAGCTTACAGCGTGCGCCGATTCTCGATGCTCTTGTATCCAGCCATCATCAGGAACTCATCGCACTGAAGAATGCGTCCACTGATCTGCTGAATCTTGTCGCTGCCAACATCGTGCAATTCACGGATGAGTGATTCACGAATGTCATGCACTTCATCCAGCAACTGAATGAAGGCATCTTGATGTGACAGTGCGTCTAGCTGTTTCTTGTCGATCATAAATTACTGTTGTTGCATTCCTTGAGTAGGTGTCTCTCCCATCGCTGCGGGAGCTGTACCTACACGACCAATCTGAGCGTTCTGAGCTTGTTGCATCTGGAACTGGTATTGCTGAGCATACTTCTGAAGTCGAGCAGCAAACGCCTTATCCTGCTGTAAACGCTGATTAACGTCTGGCTGTTGAGCATATTGCTGCACCACTTGCAGTGCTACTTGCGCACCGTTAGGACGAGCACCCACTTCAATACCAGCATAAATCTTGGATAGGTCATCAGTCACTTGTTTAACAACTTGTTCTTGAGCCACACCCGCTGGGCGCAGGATTGTATCTGCCAGCACAGGATTAATGCTAGCTGCACCGAATTCTAGCAATGCATCAATATCAATGCGGCCATTGCGATCTAGTTGAAGCATCGATGTGAATTGCTTCAAATGATTATCAACATTATCTGGATCGTTTTGCATTACATCATAATTAATGATGATGTCAAAATTCTCATTTGGATCACCACGATCAAAACGCTGAGGATCAGATACGCCAGTGACACGGAAGAATACTTGGTCTGGGCCAAAGCGTTGATAGCATTTATATGTTAAGCGCAATACGTCACGAACGTGCGTGAGGAATTTATCAACAAAGTATTGCTGCTGAATCGAGGACAAAGGATTGCCAACATCAAGGCCAATTAGTTTATCGGCTTGATTCAATTGCGTTGTCTCCATTTCAATGGAGCCAGGATTGAATGATGGCGTAGGCCCAAACTGGAATTCACCAGCACGGCGATAGGGAACATAACGCCCTGGCCCCCAATCTGCTGGTGGATTACCAACAGGATGCATAATCGGAGGAAGCGTAGATAGACTGTTGCGATCAACGCGGCTATCGCGTTCTGTCTTCACAAGCCACTGAATGCCTTTCAGCATTTGCGGGAAGCTCTGAACATCGTATAGACGTTTGTTATCTTCGGAAAGCTTTGTTACAACGAAAGGATAGTCTTCGTATCCATTCATCAACTCATGCATAGCATAGTTGGGAACCTCTGGCTTGCTTACGCAATTACGGTGGAATACCGTGCAATAGATACCTTCAGAGCCATCCTCTTCATCGATTAAACGCTGATAGCCATACACCACTTCATACAGCTCTTGTGCTGTATATGTAGTTGTTTGGTAAAGATATTGATTACGGCGTTCAATGCGCAGTGGGTCTGCCGATTCTGCACAGTGCTCAATAACATACTCAACCCAGTCCTTGTCCCAGCCTTCTGTATTAACTTTATTACGAATCTGCTGAGCAGTCATCAATACACGCCAGAAGCAATAGGGAACCTTTTGTGGGTCTGTAGTGTAAGCAGGAAACAATACATCGCCATCTGGAGCCAGCGATTGAACCAATGGGCAATCAACTGAACGACGAACAATAGGAAATTCAGCAAACCCATTCTCGCGTAAATCCTTTAAGGCTCTCTTAGCCTTAACATCTGTCATCCCATTAAACTGAGAATTAAGAAGCTCAATCAATTGCTTGTCTGATTTTTTAGCAAGAATAGCTTGAACAATATCAGGGCTAACAGCCTGCAATTGATCTAGCGTAAGCTTCTGTTTGAATGTGCGGTCTTCACGCTGCCAGCCAACATATGTGATCATCATGCCACGTTCCAACAAGAAGTTGGCCCCAAGTTCCATCTGGCGTTTGAACTGAGGAATATAGGAAGCCACCATCCACTTCAAGAAGCTGCTAACAACACGCGAACGCGCCATATCTCCAGCCTCTACTGGATAGGCACGAATGTTAGCGCGATTGAGCGAGGAAATAAAAATAGACACATAACGATTGATACGCTCATCAATAACGTGAGCCTCTGTATCAGCAGCCCCATCCCAAGGGAAAGCATCTGCACCATGCTTGCGCAAATCGTCGCTCTTACCTGGCCAATAGTTACGACGATAATCATAACTGTCTCGGCATTGGTTAAAGAAGAATTCTAGGTCAGCAGTTGTGCGCGTGTAAGCACCCAACAATGCTGGAACATTTACTTCTTCTTCAACGTAGATAAGGGCTTCTTTATTGTCGTTCATTTAAAATTTCGCTGGATGGACTGTACGATGCGATAGGCCATGCCCTTATCCAACGCCACCTTATCCGCTAAATGCGCGGCATCGATGGGTTGGTATCGGGCATGAATTGCTTGTTGCAATAGCTCAAATCCAAGCAACCTGTCTACCTGTTCGGCCTGCCACTCAGGGTCGATGGTTATATCATCAATCTCCGAGGAGTTCATGTCTATAGGTAGTTGCGTTACTTGCATCTGTAATTGCGTCAACGTAGATACGTTTGCCCACAAGTTTACCACGGAGCTTGCGAGGTATGGCTACAGGAACCTTTAGGTTGCTGCCGTTCAATTTGGCATATATCCAGCGCGGGTTCTTAGCCTCACGTAGTACTACGGCCTCAATCCTATTAGGTACTGCTAATGGAATGGCTAGAGATAGCTTGATAATCTCAATAGCCTTCTCCGTAAGCAGGGTGTTCTTCCCATATCCAGTGTAGTGAACATCTGGTTTTAGCTTATCACTTTTTAATTTGATCAGCTCGTTAATATCCATCTTTAGCTCTTCAGCTACTGTACCGATTTTTACTTTCTTCATTAGTATCCCCCCTTGCGTTTAGTGTGTGGTTGCTTGCTATCAATAAAACGAATGCCATCAATACAGGCATACCGAATAACATCTACTGGGTCTTTCCACGCCTCATCTGGGCCGCTATCACCAGTGTATTCCTGCAAAGCAGTGATGATGTTCTGGCATCTATCAGATACGTAGAAGTGAGGGCGATTGATCCCATCCACTGGAGCCTTACGATTGTAGGCAATCTTAGTCTGGATAGCCTGCACGCCATCCTCAATGTCTAGCCCCGGAGCGGGAATGAATATAAGCCCACTGTCTGCCAAGTCCTCAATAATGGATGAAGCTCCGTCTTGCCCCTGATATTTAGCTGCACCCAATCGCGGATCGATCAGCCGTTCAAAAATTGGCTCTTTGATTTCATCCTCTAGCGTAGTGACTAGGTTTACATAGTCCTTGATGCCATATCCCAATCCCTTACTACCCTCTCCCCCAATCCATCTACCGCCATGCCATTTAGCCCAGTCACCTACGTTCTGATCTGGCCACTCACGGTAGACGTAGTATGTATCGCTTACGTCCACCCCAATCCAGCACATGAACCAGTTCTTTCTCCCAGCAGGATCAAGAACCATGTAGTGCGTTAAATCCTTAGTTGGTATCTTTTCGTGTGGAATTACATTCACTTCCCGCGAGAACATCGGGAACCGCGATGACGCGCTTTTTGTCGGAACGCCATAAGCTCTGGTGAGGATTTCTTCTTCGGGACGGCTTTTGAGGTCTTTAGAGATGCGGTCATACCCCCCAAAAGGATTGTCAATGGAATGGAAGTAGATGATTCCTGCGTCTCGGTTGAAGCTGTGTTGCACGAATGGCACTTGCCTACCCCCAAGAAGTTCCGCCCAATGATCGGGAGATGGCTTCTATGCAGCCAGAGAAGATAATGGAGCTGTGGTCTATCTATCACGATGCCATTGATAATGCGGAGCGCGATCCCTATCGATATGGCTTTAGACTAGCGCATTGGAAGCGGGCAGAAGATTTATTAAAAAAATTTAATGAAATATTGATTACGGCGTTCAATGCGCAGCGGGTCTGCCGATTCTGCACAGTTCTCAATAACATACTCAACCCAGTCTTTGTCCCAGCCTTCTGTATTAACTTTATTACGAATCTGCTGAGCAGTCATCAATACACGCCAGAAGCAATAAGGAACCTTTTGTGGGTCTGTAGTGTAAGCAGGAAACAATACATCGCCATCTGGAGCCAGCGATTGAACCAATGGACAATCAACAGAACGGCGAACAATTGGAAATTCAGCAATACCAACATCACGTAAATCTTTTAAAGCTTTCTTAGCTTTAATGTCAGTCATCCCACCAAATTGGGATTTTAACATTTCAATCAATTGTTTATCGCTCTTCTTTTCAAGAACGGCTTGAACAACTTGAGGACTTAATGCCTGCAATTGATCTAGCGTAAGCTTCTGCTTGAATGTGCGGTCTTCACGCTGCCAGCCAACATATGTGATCATCATGCCACGTTCCAACAAGAAGTTGGACCCAAGTTCCATCTGGCGTTTGAACTGAGGAATATAGGAAGCCACCATCC